ACTATGTATTCAACCACGGCCTATCTATATCAACAAAAAACCAGAGTCTTGGCGGTAGACACCAGTGGTGCTTACTTTACTATGAGGTACGACCCTGTGTACGCAAAAAAACTAACCATAAACAAAGGTGTTGATAATGTCATACTATTTGAGTTTATCAACCAAGATCAAAAACCCGTAAACATTTCGGGTAGTAGCCTGATATTTCGCTTGATCAGTCAAGACGGTGTGGAGCTAATGAATGCCACCCAAATGGTCATTATCAATGCCACGTCCGGGCGTGCCAAAGTTACCTTAACAGCTGATGCATTGAACTATATTCAAGCTCAACCGGCAAACTACAGTATCAGTAGAACGTCAGGCAACCTAACAGAAGCAGTGTTCACTGATGCACAAGCTGGCGCCATGGCCCCTGTGGACATTGTGGACAGTGTGTATCCTGAATTTGTGCCCAGCGCAGAACTCACAATACCCACAACCGATCTAACAGCACAGGCCAGCTATGGTGGATCCAGTTCCAGCAACTATCCAGATTGGGCATTGCAAGGTGGGTCACCCATAAACAACTACAGCCCGTATCAATCCACTGAATTCTATTCAAGTTTCATTGAACCACAAACAGCTATAACCACAATTCAGTTTGATTTGGTTGGATACACAGGTACCATCAAAGCACAAGCGGCTGAAAACTATCAAAGCATATTCTACAATATTTCGGATTCAACACAATATCTAAACAAAACAGGCACTGTATCAATGACCATTGTGGGATGGCATCCCTTGATTAGATTGGCATTCAACAATTCAATTTACACCACTGGAGAAAACGGTAACATGGTCATGGGCTATGCTGGACAAGCCACAGCCACAGTTGCAGACGGTGTAGTCACAGGTATCAGCGTTGTCAACGCAGGACAAGGGTATCAGGCTGCTCCATTGATTGAAATTGTAGGCGAAGGTGCCGGAGCTTCGGCAGTGGCCACAGTGGCCAATGGACAAATTGCCAGTATTGCCATGGTCACAGGCGGATCTGGATATCGTCCGGTACCGCCCACAATGTCAGCTGCACAGGTTATTATTTCAACTGGACATGTGGTTAATTTGAAGTACAGATAATTCGTCGATAATTACTAGATGAAATTCAAAAAGATTGTTGGGTTTGGCGACTCATGGATGTACGGGGATGAACTGTTGGATCCTGTGTTAGCAGCCGCAGACAAAGACGCACATCCTTGCTGGGTACAAAATGTCTCTTATAGAGAACGTCATTGCTTTCTAGGCCTGCTAGGACAACACTACACGGTGCCTGTAGAAAACTTTGGTATTCCGGGGGGCAGTTTACAAAGCACTATTTGGACATATCTTTGGTGGTTGGACCACGAACCCAATCCGGAACAGTGTCTGGTGTTGGTGGCATTGACCGAAGCAGATCGAACCAGTTTTTACAATCCCAACCACCGCCACTATTCCAACGATCCTCCATGGAACAAGTTTGTACACAGTACCTGGATACATTTTGGTAGCAGTGTAATTGGTCCTGAGTTCACTGACATGATCAAACGCTATTTGGTGTTGACCGATTCCAGAGAGCTATCAACATTGAATTATCAACAGGCAGTGTTGTTGTTTGACAGCACAAGCTACAAAAGAAAAATACCCACTTTGCAATTCCATATCATGCCACCCCCGGTGTCTATACCACTGGATACCATAGTAGAACCCAACTTTGCCTGGACCATGCATTTTAGAGATCGCGAAGACAATCGAAAAAGAGAACTGATCATGCCTGGAGGGCACCCCAATGAAATCGGGCACCGGGTTGTTCGAGATCGCTTGATTTCTTTGATAGATTCCTGTACAATGTATGAATGCTAGACATTCTTGCCTATCTACCTGCAAAGCGTAAAACGTCCTCGTCAGGCTGGATCAGTTTTAATGCTCCTTGTTGCGTACACAACAGTGAAAATGTCGACAAACGCCAACGCGGTGGCTTGAAGACATCAGAGGAAAGTTGGAGTTACCACTGTTTTAATTGCGGCTATACTGCTAGTTTTGTTCTAGGACGCAATCTAACATTCAAAGCTCGTAAGTTATTGACATGGTTAAATGTACCTACAGAAGAAATAGAGCGAATTAACTTAGAGAGTCTGCGCCATAAAAGTATCAATGGTATTTTAGAATCTAGACACGCAGTTGAAAAACCTGTGGACATTTGCTTTGAAGAACGTGATTTGCCTGCGGACACCGAAGAGTTGTCAGCAGAAGCAACCGAATATCTAAACCGCAGAAGTATCAGCTTGGACTATCCATTTTTGTTCAAGGCCACACCACGCCCCGGTATTGTTATTCCATTTACACATGACAATCAAGTGGTGGGTAATTGTGTAAGATTTTTGGATGATCGTACGCCCAAGTACTTGAATGACATGCAACCGGGCTATGTATTTGGTACAGACTTGCAACGTGATTCGTGGAATTATGTACTAGTGATGGAAGGTGTGTTTGATGCATTAAGCATTAGCGGGTTGGCTGTGTTACACGCTGAAATTAATGATGCACAAGTAAGATTAATACGCAGTTTAGGAAAAGAAATTATAGTAGTGCCGGATCAAGACGAAGCTGGTATGAAGCTGGTGGATCGTGCAGTAGAGTTGGGCTGGTCGGTGAGTATGCCCGATTGGGGGGATGCAGTAAAAGACGTGAATGATGCAGTCGTTAAGTATGGTAAGTTAGGAGCTTTGCTAACTATAATGCAGGCTCGAGAGCACAGTCGAATAAAAATTAAACTGAGGAAAAAGCAAATTGTCAAACAAATTAGCAAAACTTAATGTATTTGGTGATAGTTTTTCTACTCCTGGGTATTGTGTAATGCCTCAGGACTCCTTTTGGGGGTTAATGTACCAAGACTTGCAACTCAGGGCTGTTAAAAATTACAGCCATGTAGGATTCAGTCTTGATCATATCGTACATATATTATTAAACGAGACTTTTGATTTTGATCGTGACTATTTTGTAATTGGTATTCCGCCACTGATTAGATATGTATCATACAATGATAATTATGAAATTGTGTGGAATTATACCTGCTTTGATTTGGCATTTACAGAAACTTTGCAAGAAATTGAGTCATTGCAGAAAACTGATCGTTTTTCATTTGACAAACAGTTTACCAATCGTAATGAAATCGACCGCTTTAATGCAGAATGGAATGATGTCCAATCGCTTGAAAAGATTTTTTTAATTCACCAGTACTTACAATCAAAACAAGCAAAATTTATGATTGTAAATTTAACTACTCCTTTAGTTTATCAAGATTTATGGCCAGCCGGAAAGGGTATTATGGTCAAGACAAAGCAGTTAAAAGAGTGTATACTATTTGATAACACATATCAGTCAACTAATTACAATGATCAAATAAAACCAGTGGACTTTAATCAATACGGATGGCAAGGCCATCATGGCGCAGAAGGAAATCGAAACTGGTATGACAAAGTCATAAAACCTAAAATAATAGAATTAAATTGGATTGAACATGCTTAAAGAATACGGAACTGAAGTACAAAGATTGTTCTTGGAAATGATGCTCCAGGACGCCAGCAGTTATGTGCGAGTACAAAATATTTACAATGCTGAAAACTTTGATAGATCATTGCGTCCGGCAGCAGAGTTCATTGCGCAACACGTAAATGAATTTAAAACCATGCCAGTAATGGAACAAATTGCAGCCGCAACTGGCATCAAACTAAATCATATTCCAGATTTGAACGAAGATCATTTCAACTGGTTCATGGAACAGTTTGAATCATTTACCAAGCGCCAAGAACTGGAACGTGCAATTTTAAAGTCAGCAGACTTGTTGGAAAAGGGCGAATTTGATCCTGTGGAAAAGCTGATCAAAGATGCTGTACAGATATCATTGACCAAAGACATGGGCACAGATTACTTTGATGATCCCAAAATGCGTCTGGAAAAGTATTTCAATTCAGGTGGGCAAGTGTCAACGGGTTGGCCTTCAGTGGACAAGTTGTTGTATGGTGGATTTAGCCGTGGCGAATTAAACATCTTTGCTGGCGGGTCGGGTTCGGGTAAATCGCTTGTGATGATGAACATAGCGTTGTCATGGTTGCAACAAGGACTCAGTGGTGTGTATGTGAGTTTGGAATTGTCAGAAGAACTGTGTGCATTGCGTACAGATGCCATGTTGGCAGGAATGAGCACCAAAGACATTCGCCGTGACATGGACACCACAGAACTAAAAGTCAAATTGTACAGCAAAAAAGCTGGGCAATATAGAATCAAAGCATTGCCCGCACAGAGCAATATCAATGATGTGCGAGCATACCTAAAAGAAGTGCAAGTACAAACAGGAATCAAAGTGGACTTTGTGATGGTTGATTACTTGGACTTGCTGATGCCTGTGAGCGCCAAAGTAAGTCCCAATGATTTGTTTGTAAAAGACAAGTATGTTTCAGAAGAGTTACGTAACTTAGCAAAAGAATTAAATGTATTGCTGGTCACAGCATCGCAGTTAAATCGCGGTGCAGTAGAAGAAGTAGAATTTGACCACAGTCATATTTCGGGTGGTATTAGTAAAATTAACACAGCAGACAACGTGTTTGGTATTTTTACATCCAGAGCCATGAAAGAGCGTGGACGCTATCAAATTCAGTGTATGAAGAGTCGTAGTTCAACAGGCGTTGGACAAAAGGTAGATTTAGAATACAACATTGAAACCATGCGTATCACTGACCTAGGCGATGATCAGCAACAGAGTTCAGGATTTGTCAAACGACCCAATGTAATGGATCAAATCAAAGCATCCAGTAGAGTAGGCATACAAGACGCCGGCGATGAAGAAACTTCAAGTCCAGTTGCAGATGTACAAAGTGCCAAATTAAAACAATTACTGGGCTCAATTAAGACTAACTTCTGATTTAAAATCTAAGAGGACGGTTTGGAGAAAATGAGTATGATTGTTGATTTAATAGGCATTGATCAATGGTAGATAGCCAGTCAACAGTTGGTTGTGTAATTGTATATTCGGGCAAGAACTTTTGGACCCAGGTTAAATGTTGCAACGGACTAGGATGCCTATCTATGTCTTCAGTATATCTATTAGATAGTCTGGAGTCTTTTTGAATTGCTTGCAAAAAAAAATCACATTCGTCCTTGATATGTTTAGGAAGACCTGTCGAATTATAGGTCTGATTCAGTATTGAATTTAATTCTGGCCAGTCTGGGCCTGCTAAACGTGTGTAAAGATCTGCTATTAAACTTAGTTCGCCGGTTTGTAATTTTTTATATTTGTAAGAATTTGAATCAAATGGAGCATGTTTTACATCAGTTAACAACTCTTTATAAACTTTGTAAGAATT